CTTTTGCCGATAAATGCGATAATTGTCTATTTATATGGAGACCAAATAGAGCAGTTGATTTTAGCGACACTAGAGTTATATTTGGCAGTCAAAAGATAAAAAAACAAAAATTAGTTGGTTATCCACAAGAGATAGCTGGCATAACATACGACAGGAAGTCAAGCCGATATTATTTTAACAATCAAACCCCTTTTGTTGAAATAGATAAATATAGGTGCGACTTAAAGCAAGAGTAGATAGTAACCAAAAAAAAATAGTTTCTGAACTAAGGAAGATAGGTTGTAGTATATTACATACTCATCAACTTGGCAAAGGCGCACCAGATATTATTGTTGGTTACAATGGAAACAATTATTTAATAGAAATCAAAGATGGTAGCAAAACATTATCTCAACAGAGACTTACTAAAGATGAATTACAATTTCAATCTAATTGGAAGGGCTCATACTTTGTCTGTAATTCTGTTGAACAAATCAAAGAAATATTGCTTTGTGAATTGTGAGATACTAGACATACTATCTAACAAACACCAAGATTGGTATAACATGGCAAAAAGCTTTGGTTTGTCAAATGATGATGCAAACGAAATAGTACAAGAAATGTATATCAGAATTTATGATTATACAAAAGACATAAAAAAAATTATGTACAATGAAACTGAAGTGAACACTTTTTACATATACATTACATTAAGAAACTTATACTATAGTAATTTTGCCAAGTATGGTAAGAGTATAAAAACAAAAAAAATATTTTTATTTACTGAAATGGATGACAATTCAATAAAGAAGGTTTATAATAATTATTATGAAGATTATGAATCATATATGCAAACTGTATCTAAAAAAAAGAGTTTAGATAAGCTACATGAAAAAATAGAACAAACTATTGATAGTTGGTATTGGTACGACAAAAAACTAACTAAATTATATTTTGATAGTGGCATGAGCATGAGAGATTTAAGCAAGGAGACAAAGATAAGTTTAAGTTCAATATTTAATACATTAACAAATGCAAAAGAAAAAATTAGACAAAACACAAAAGAAGAATACAAAAAATACAAAAGCTAGAGGTCTTGGCGATACTGTTGAAAAGGTATTTAAGAAAACTGGAGTTGACAAAGTAGCTAAGTTTATACTAGGTGAAGACTGTGGTTGTGATAAACGCAGAGATGTACTAAATCGTTTGTTCCCCTACAATAAGCCAGAATGTCTTAATGAAGATGAATTTAATTATTTAGACAACTACTTCAAGAACGCAAAGAATGTAGTAACTACAGAAACACAAAAAGAATTATTAGTTATTTATAATAGAGTATTCAAAGATAATATGCAACCTACAAGTTGCGGTAGTTGTTTTAAAAATGAACTACATGATAAATTGCAAAGGGTATATTTAGAATACTTAAAAGAAAATTAATGACAGAAAAAGTCAGCTTAATTAGAAACAGAAATAAAGTAAAACAAGTTATTGATTTTACTGGTGTACAAAACGGAAATATGCACCCATCAGACATTGATGCTGTTCTAGAGTTTGACAATGAAATATTAATTTTAATTGAGGTTAAATATAAATTTAATTCAATACCTACAGGGCAAAGATTATTGTTAGAGAGAATTTGTGATTCTTGGCATACAGGTAAATCTCTTGTTCTTAAAGTTGAGCATGAATTTAATTCAGATGATACAAACATACCCTTAGAGGAATGTTGGGTTACTGGTGTTTATTATAATAAGAAATGGATTTATTATAATGACAAAGTTAGTTTTGTAACTTATATAAATGCTCTAGGTAGAAAATGGAATTGTGAAAAATGTAAATTTTAAATATGCCACTTATAAAACCAAAACAATACGAAACTAAGGATTCTTTTCTAAATAGATTTATGAACAATGCAAAAATGATTTCTGAATATCCAGATAACAAACAAAGATATGCAGTTGCAAATGACATTTGGAAAAAGAGATTTAGTAGATATATAAAATAATTTTATATATTTGTTCTGAACAAAGAACAATGAAAACACTTTTTAAGCTATTGATGGCTATACTTCTGTTTGGTTGCGAAGATAACTGCGACCTTAGTCATTATCCTTCACCCCCTTATTCAGAGCCCTATCATGTAGAATATAGTGATGGTTGGGTAAAATACATTTATGTATGTTTAAATGGTAGCTACAATGAGATTATAACATATCAAGTTGTAGGTGGTTGTTGGGAAGCATTGAGAAGTACACAATATAATATAAACTGTAATTAATATGAAAGATTTTATAACAACATTAGATGGCGAGTTTTGGAACAGACAAGAACTAATTGAAAAAGCAAGAGAAGATAAATTTTATTATGGTTACTTAGCACAAGCTTGTTTGTCAAGTAGCTCAGTATCTAAACTTCTTAAATCACCAAGAGAGTATCTTATGAGTTTTGATTTGCCTACAGAATCAACTGCATTATCAGAGGGTTATTTATTTCATGCTTCAATACTAGAAAAAGATAAATTTAATGAGTGTTTATTTTTAGATGTTGCTACAAAAAATAACAAAGAATATAAATTAGCTAAACAGGAAAGGTGGGATGTATTTACCATGAAAGAAAGAGACAATGCTTTAAGATTGAGAGATAGATTTTATAATTGTAAGGAAGCGTCAGATTTTATATTAGATGCAGAGTTTGAAGTGCCAGAGATTAATAATGTTTTGAATCATCCATTTAGAGGTAAAGCAGATATATTAGGAGAATGTTTGGTAGATTTGAAAAGTACGGCAAACATACATAAATTTAAACATAGTGCTTATATGTATAATTATGATAGCCAAGCTTACATTTATTGTAATTTATTTGGTAAGACATACAAAGATTATAGGTTTGTTGTAATTGACAAAAGCCCTACAAATGAGATTGGCATATATGATATAAGTCAAGACTTTTATTACAGGGGAGAACAAAAAGTAGAACAAGCAATCAAAGTATATGAAACTTTTATTAAAAATGAATTTGACTTAAATGATTATTTAATAGAAGATACTTTGTAATGAATGAATTATATTTAGAAGAAAAAGAATGTTATAGAGATACTATGCTTTGCTTAGAAACAAATATATCTACTTTATCAGATGTTTATTTTGTTTTACAATATTATGAACATGAAGAACATTATGAGTGTTGTAGTGGAATTATAAGAGCTATAAACGATTATAAAAAAACTATAACAATAGGTGGCGTACATAGTCGCCATACAATATTATAATGAAGTTAAAAGAACAACCTACAAGCAGCATTTATATATACTGCAATGGTGTTAAGATAAGTAAAGATGAGTTTTTAATTATGTCTAAGAATTTAAAACAAAAAGAAAGAGACATAGAGTATTACGAAAACTATAAAAAGAGTTTATGCCAGTTTATTATAAGCAATAGTTGTTATGTTGCTAATGGTAAATATCATGGTAGAGTACACTTAAAACATGCAGATATGTTAAATTTGTTAAAAGAGATACAAAGATTAGAAATATTAATTTATGAAATTAAAAATGGAAAACAAGTACAGAAAACTACTACAAAAAGAACAGCCAAATTTATATGACAATTATGAATCAATTATGCTTGAACAATTTGAATTGTTCTGCAAAAAGCAGTTAGATTATGGTAGCAGTAATATAAGCACAGGTGCAAACTTAGAAACCGAAGAAGGTAAAGTTTTTGCATTGACAGGATTATGGTTTAGAATGAATGATAAAATAAGCAGATGGAAAAACTTAATTATTAAAAACAGAAAAGCAAACAACGAATCACTTGTAGATAGTTTTATGGACTTAGGTAACTATTCTATTATAGCGCAATTAGTAAGTAAAGGTTTATGGACGAAATAAAGAAAAAAGATGGCCGTAGAAATAACGGTGCAATTAAAGGTATATCAAGAGGTCAAGGACGAAAACCTAAGGCACAAGAAAAAAAGATAAGTAGCTTCGCTTTGCAGTCAATGAAAAAAGTATTTGGTAGTGAGGAGAAAGCATGGTTAGAATTAGGTAAGATGGCAAAAGAAAGTTTCCCTCATATGAGATTACTTTGGGAATATAAGTATGGTAAACCAAAAGAAAGTAAAGAACTTGATGTTAAAACAGAAGTAAATATTCCTGTAATAAACTTCCTAGACAAAAATACTACTATTGATATTGAACATAACGAAGTAGATGAAAAACCTAAATCTTAATAAAAAGTATCAAACCTTATTTAATTCAAAAGACAGATACTTTGTAATTACAGGTGGTCGTGGAAGTGGTAAATCATTTGCCGTAAATACCTTTTTAGTATTATTAACATACGAAGCTGGACACAGAATACTGTTTACTCGATTCACAATGACATCAGCAGGCATGTCGATTATACCAGAGTTTATTGAGAAGATTGAACTAATGGGTATTGGCGAACAATTTACTATAACTAAAACAGAGATTATAAATAAATTAACAGGCAGTTCAATATACTTTAGTGGTATAAGAACAAGTAGTGGAGACCAAACCGCAAAACTTAAATCTATTCAAGGTGTATCTACATTTGTACTTGATGAAGCAGAAGAATTAACAGACGAGGAAAGTTTTGATAAAATTGATTTTAGTATAAGAGCAAAGAGTGTTACAAACAGGTGTATATTAATTCTAAACCCTACGACAAAAGAGAACTGGATATATCAAAGGTTTTTTCAGAACAGAGGAATTCCAGATGGTTTTAATGGCACAAAGAATAATATAACATATATTCATACTACATACTTAGACAATCTAAAACATCTATCTCAATCATTTGTAAAGCAGATTGATGATATGAAAATAAGAAGACCAGAGAAATATAAACATCAGATTATGGGTGGTTGGTTAAAAAGAGCAGAGGGTGTAATATTTACTCATTGGAATATAGGTAAATTCAATACCCAAATAGATTCAATAGGTGGTTTGGATATAGGATTCTCTGTTGATGAAAGTTGTTTGTGTGAAGTTGCCATTGACAAAGTAAGAAAAATAATTTGGATAAGAGAACACTTTTATAAAAAAGGTTTGACCACAACACAAATATTTGATTTGTCAATTCGATACATGGGTAAGAATTTAATAGTATGTGATAACTCTGAGCCACGCTTAATATCTGAATGTAAATCTAAAGGATTAAATATTGTGCCAACAATAAAAAGAAAAGGTAGCATACTAACAGGAATTAGTTTGATGCAAGATTACAATATAATAATTGATAGTGATAGTATAAATTTAATACGAGAGTTCAATAACTATTCATGGAAATTAACAGGTGCAATTCCCATTGATAAATTCAATCATGGCATTGACGCTTCCAGATATGCAATTCAATATTTACTTACTCGTTCTGTACCACACGGAAGTTATTTTGTAAAATAATATATTTTTTATTTGGATATGTCAGTTGGAATGTTTAATATTGTAATATGAAAACAATAAAAATAAATACTTATCAGTTTGATGAACTATCAAACGAAGCAAAATATAATGTAAAATGTTGGTTAGACGAATACCCCATTGAATACGAACATGAATTACCAAGTGGCGAGTATGTTATAAAGTATCAATATTTTACTGAAGAACATGATGATTTATCATCTGAAATGTGTGAAATAAATGGATATTTATTTACTAAAGAAGGTAAACCAATACACCATTTAAAAATATGAAAAAACAAATAAAGAAAACAATAGAACATTACGACAAGAACAGATACTTTCATAGTTCTGATTTTGATTGGATAATGAAAAAAAACATAGAATTAATAAACAATAAAACAAAGAAAAAATGAAAAAAACAACGTATAATTTAATTATGTATTACATATCTGATATTAAATATAATATTAAAAAAATACAAAAAGAAAATAGAATGTCCGAACAAAATAAGGATACTTTATTTAAAGACGTAAACATGTCTTGTGATATAATTTATAAATTAATAAACGAATAAAATTATGAGACCAATGAGACAAATAGGGGAAATGATTAGAAAGTTTTTCACCTCTAAAACAACAAACTATTGGATTTGTGTTCCATCAAAAATGGATAATCATAGACAAAAAGATATGTTCATTATGGACACTATAAGTTTTTTACAAGATAAAATAAAAATAAAGGAATGACAGGACAATCAGATTTAATAAGAATAGAAATTTCACACTTAAGGGAGTTGTTAAACAATGCAACAACAAAGAACATTGAATACGAAAACAGGATAAAAGAGTTAGAAGCTAAAATTGATGTTTACCATAAAAACTTAGAGAGTGAGTACAGGCAATCCAAAAGATGAGTATTGTTATATTTTTATTATTAAGGAGAAAGATACATTTCCTTATATCAAGAAATTCAATACCAATAGAAGTGTTGAATGGACTATTAAACAATATAGCAGAAACAGAGATATAGAATATATGAATTTAATATAATAATTATGAAA